AAATATATAAATTAACAATGAATTTTCTTGTAGGACCTCCTTCTTATAATAATAGTAATAATAATAATAATAATAGCAATTTAGATGAGAATGATGAAAGATTAATCCATATTGAAGAGTTAATTGAATCAAAAAGAAAAATGTTACTTCAAAAACAAAAAAAGCTTCGCTCGGTAGCAAAACAAAATCAATTTTTAGATATTGTTAGAGAAGACTATGCAAAATATTTTAACTATATTATTAAACAAAAACAAGACCAAATGAAAGCATTGGATTTATTAAATAATTACATTCACGATTTAACCCGTTCTGGTAATTTAACCAAACATAACATACAAGATGCAAAACATGAACAAATGCGAATTATGAACGAAATGAAATCAATACAAAATAATTTAGACGAAATTATATTAAATACCAAAGATATTCATCATACACTGAAAGACAAAAAATATGTAAAGTAAAAGAAGTAAAGAAAAAAGAAGAAAAAGTTTTTTATAATTAAAATTATAAAATTAAAATTATAAAATTAAAAATATAAATTAAATATATAAGTATATAATGGCACAAAATGAAGATTTTTTACAACAGTTTGAAGAAAGTGTTGCTAATTTAAGTAAAATTAATGATGCGATCGTTCGTAATAGTACTAGTAAAAATACTTTTTTAAAATTAGTTACGGAAGGATTAAGTGAAATTAATGGAAAAATTCAAACTTTAGGAGTAGATATTACAAAAATGAAAAATGATTTAGACAATTTACAAAATCAAGTAGACAGTAATACATCAGATATTAGCAATAGTGCAGCAAGAAAACAAGAATTAGAAGCTGAAGTTGCAAAATTAACTCAAGAAAGAGATGATTTATCAAATCAAATGATGAAATTACAAGAAAAAATGGATGCAGAAGAGGCAAAATTACAACAAGAAATAGACTTAAAAGAAGAACAAATCACACAATTGTCAAATGATAATACAAATTTAAAACAACAAGTAGATGCATTAAATAGTGAATTAGGAAACAAAGGAGATATGCAAAAACAACATGCGGATGAAATAGAAAAATTAACTCAACAAAATATTCAAGCATTAAAAGAACAACAAGAAAAAAATGATCAAGAAATTGCAGAGATAAAAGCTCAAATAGAAGCTAAAGATAAACAAATTGAAGAATTAAATCAAAGTACAGGTGCCGCTTCTCAGCAATTATCTCAACAATTAAAAGAATGTCAAGATAAAGAATTAGAATACACTGCCCAAATTGAATCTTTAAATCAACAAATTACGCAATTAACCCAACAAAATCAAATTCTTACAGAAAGAATTAAATCAGCAACCGAAGCCATCAATTTAACCGTCTCAAAATTAAATGAACTTACTGATGAAGTTGGTGACGCCAAAAATACAGAAGATGTTAAAAAATTATTTCAAGAAATTAATGATACTATTGATAAAATTAATATGACGATTAAATCTCAATCTATAAAAACTGCATCAGCCATAGAAGCCACGACAAACACACCAACTACACCATCCTCTGTAAATACATCAACTAGTTTACCATCCAATACACCTATTACTTTTAAAGATGGACAATCCGTCCCTTTAAGTAGTATAAAAGAACAATTAAAGATTAAAAATGATCAGTTGAAAGGAAACAATCCAAATAACAAATATGCTTTAGCATTGAACAAAGTAAATAAGGCTTCTACACCAGAAGAAGTATTAGATGCTCTTAGTAGTAATGGAGTTCAATGGAAAAATGATAAAATCATGGGTGGTAAAAAAGCAAAAACATATAAAAAAAATAAGAGAGGTGGTTTCACGTATAAGAAATCAAATCGTAGTAGTTATCGTGGTAAAAGTTCATCCAAAGGAGGTAGAAAGAGAAAATATAATAAAAGTAAAAAAATGTAAAGTAGAATAAAAGAAAAAAACGGAAAAAAATTTATATGTCTAATTATCTATTTAATAATATTAGTAATTATATTATTAAATAAATGTCAAATCAAATAAAAAAATTCGTCATATTAGGAGAACGGTGTAGTGGAACTAATTTTTTAGAAGAAGTAATCAAAACCAATTTTGATTTAGAATATACCTTGGAATACGGAAATAAACATTTTTTTTGTTTTAATAATTACGAGAGAAATAAAACTGATGACATTTTGTTTATTGGAATTATACGTAATCCAATTTATTGGTTAAATTCATTTTCAAAAGAATTATATCATATTCCTGAAATAAATAGAAAATCTTTGAAGAATTTTTTATTTAATGAGTTTTATTCGGTAGAAGATGAAGTACCTATGAATAATACTAATAGCCTTGTTGAAAATGGCGTTTTTTTATTAAATAATAAACCATATACCCATAAATATAACATAAATAATAATGATTTAAATTATCTTACAGGTAAAAAATATAAGAATATTTTTGAAATGAGAAAACTAAAGAATGATTATTTAATGAATATTATGCCAACCAAAGTAAAAAATTATGTGTTGATCAATTATGAAGATTTATTATATAACTTTGAAAAAACACTTTTACATATAAAAACAAATTTTTGTTTAGTACAAACAAAAGAAAAATTTGAAAATGTTAAAAAATATAAAAAATCTGAAACCTATGATTTTGTTAAACAAAGACAGGTTACATTTCCCGAAAATATAATCAAGATGATTTGGATGAATTTAGATAAAAAACAAGAAGCCTCTTTAGGGTATTTTATGGGAAATCAAAATGATTTTTTTAAAAAAAGATCTTTGAATAATTTTATAATTTAACAATTTAACAATTTAATAATTTAACAATTTTATAATTTGTGTAATCATAAAAAATAAAACTTATTAGTTTTTAGGTGGTAGGTATATTGACGGAAGATTATTATCTTTTTTAATAATTGGTTTATTTATTTTTGTAATTCTGTATTCACCACAAGGACCACAATGGTCTTCATTAGATAAATCTATTTTACGTTCTAATTTTTTACTACAATACTCAATATTCCATCTACCTAATGGTTTTAAAGGATTTTTTATAAAAATTTTAGTAATTGCATTTATGAAACGTTTCATAATTATATATTTTTTATTATTTTATATTTAAGTTATTTTTCTTTATACTTTTGCCAATCATAATTTTTATAATAAATAAGATAACATTCCATGAATAGTAGGCATATTATTACATGCTATAGGCCATTTTCCATATATTTCTCTGTATCTAATGGATTTCAATGTATGACGCATTTGAAACATATGTTGACGTTGTTTGAAAATTTTTCTCCACGTTCGTTGAATTAAACGCAACCAAAATGTTTTTAAAATACATATACATTCACCTGTTTTTAAATAAATACATTCCGCAATTTCTGGTTTAATTTTCAAACAAATATTCGTATAATTATGGATGATTGGATGACTAATCGGTCTTCCGATTGGCCAGCGATCTAGATCAAATAAATAATCCATAATACAACCATCAATGAGAATTTTATTATAACATTTAAATCTATACATTACGATATAATGAGTATTTAGCTGTAACAAATTATTAATATTATTAGTAATAGTTGTTCTAGTATTCAAATTTATACTGTTATATATTAAATCATTATATATTTCACATAACACAATATTATATTTGGTAGAACTTAATTCTTCAGGTTCATAGATTTCTTCATCATCATCATNTGAATAATCAGAATCACCATCATATACAAGATATTCNTCATTTGCTTCCATTTATTAATTTAACGAATATTATTATTTGAATCCTATTTATAAATATTTAAATAATAAATTTTATAAATCAATTTTTTTAATTTCATTATATATATATATAATAAAATGAAATTAAAAACCGAAATGACAAAAATTCTTACCAATAAATATGTTTTACATGTTGTCTTTTTTATTGCATTGATAAATATGTTATTTTATATTATTACAGGAAATATAGATGCTGTTGTTTATTTTATATTATTAGGATTATTAGTAGGAAACTTTAGTAAAAATATGATCATTGTTCTTAGTGTTCCAGTTATTTTAGTAAACATATTCGTTATGAGTAAAAATAGACATAGTAGTAGAGAAGGATTTGAAGAAGGATCAAAAGATAAACCAGAATTACCTAACTCTGGTGATAAACCTAAAACTCCTTCTAAACCATCTGCACCCACATCTTCTGATAATTTACCTACTGTACCATTAGATGAACCTAATTCAAATTATGCTCAACCAAGTAAACCAAGTGAACCATTTGAAGTAGGACGTGATAAGAAAAAAGGTGGATACGATATTGATTATGCGGCAACCATTGAAGATGCATATGATGAACTAAACAAAGTAATTGGAGGTGATGGAATTAAAAAATTAACACAGGATACACAAGGATTAATGAATCAACAATTACAATTAGCTGAAGCAATGAAAGGAATGGGGCCTCTCATTAAAGGAATGGCACCAATTATGAAACAAGCAGAAGGATTATTAGGAGGAATGAAAGAACATGGAGGATTAGAAGGAATTGCTGCGATGGCAAAGAAATTTTCTGGTGCATCTAATTAAATCTAAATAAATAAATAAATTATATATTTTTGTATAATATATAATTTTATATAGTATATAATATACTACCGAAATGCCATATTTTAAAGACATTAATTTATTGTTTATACATATTCCAAAAACAGGAGGTTCTATCCTTGAAAACTATTTTTATACAAAATTATCTTTATCCAGAACCATAGATACATTATATTCCTCTAAACATGATTTTACAAAAGATAAATTGCAAAAAATAAGTTTAGATAATCACTCTTTACAACATACTAGTTATAATGAAATATTTTCTAGTAAAAACAATTATTTTAATATTAAATTTATTCATTTAAAAATTATCGCATTAGTAAGATCACCTTACAGTAGAATAATAGCAAGTTTATTTTATTTTAATTTGATTGATTTAGAATCTTGTAATAAAAGCCAAATTGAAAAAATAATTACCAAATATTTATATACCGATAATTTTTATGATAATAGTAAAAAACCTCAATACTTATATTTAACTGCTGGCGACGATTTAACCATTCCAAAAAATATAAAAATTATTAAAAATGAGACCATAATAGAAGATATGGTGAAACATGGATACAACGACTTTGAAAATTACAAAATAAACCCTTTTGATAATGAAATCAATTATATGAGTTATTTATCGGAAAATGCGATATCAATGATTAATCAATATTATTTTATGGATTTTAAATTATTTAATTATGAACCATTGTAAAAAGTAGAAAATAAAAAATAAAAAGAAAAAGAATATGTAAATAAGTAAATTAGCTATGTTCATTATATTTTAATATATTTATAAACTCCAATACAAGTAATGAAACAACAAGTGTATTTGGAATACTACTAATGAATACGTGAGTAAAAATTTTTAAATTCAAATTTCTCTCTTCTACAAAATATTTTCCTTCTTTTCCACATTTTAATTCATCGTTTCTACAACTATCAACATAGTTATATGTTATTTCACCAGTAATAACATTTTTCTCACCAATCTTCTGACATTTACTTATTGACGAACCATAATCGCTAGTAAAAGAACTTGGTTTATAATAAACACAATTTCTACAAGAAGGATAATTAGCATCTTTAATTGTGTTTATGTTTATATTTTTAATGATCTTTTCACCAGTTGTTGTTGTTGTTGTTGCAAATAATAAAAATAAATACTTTATATAGTTCATTTGTATTATATAATTATATTATAATAACTAGTATTACTTTAAATTGTTTCTAAAAATGTTTTTAATTAAGAGGTAATGCTAATATACAAAAATAAAGTATTACTACACTTGATATAGGCAGCGTAACAGTAAATAAGTAAATAGTTTTATGTAGAAATATTTTCATATCCAAATTCTCTTCTTCTTCAAAATATTTTCCTTCCTTTCCACATTGTGATTCATTACTTCTACATAATTCTGCAAAATCGTATTTAATTTTATCTGTGATAATATCTTTTTCACCGAATTTTTCACAACGATTATAGGTTGTTGTGAAATCAAAATTATAAGGAGCTGGTTTATAATGAATACATTTTTTACACGAAGGAATATTTATATTTCTAATTGTCTTTTCACAACTAGTTCTCATTGCAAATAATAAAAATAAATAATTTATATATTTCATTTGTTATATATTATAATAACTATTTTAAATTGTTTGTTTTCTTTCTTTTTTTTCTTTCTTTTCCTTTGTAAAATGGTTTTCTTTTTAATTCAAGAGAGAAAAATATGAAAAATAAATAGAAATCAAAACCAATTTAAAGATATTTCGTTATGAATATCAAGGAACTAGAATGTTTATGAATAGAATTTTATTAAATATATTTCTATTTTTTTCCTTTTTATCATGTAGTAATTCTACAATACCAAAAAAAACAAAATTCTGTATAAATTGTAAACATTTTATTAATGATAGTATGACTGGTAAATCTGAATTTGGAAAATGTACTTTATTCGCCAATGCTAATAGACGTTTTTTGGTTGATGGAAAACATAATAATTATGATTATAAATATGCTACTACAGCAAGAGAATATAGTAGTTTATGTGGAGAAGAAGGAAAACATTATGAAAAAAAATATAAAAAAAGAATTACAAAAAAAGAGGATGAAGAATCTTCAACTACCTCCTTTAGTATGATACAAGAAATTAGTGACGATGAAAGTAATTATTATGAATAAAAGGTCTAATAAAAATGTTGTAATAAATATTATTATTTTGTATAAAATAATATTTATTTTAGGTTATTCGGATCATATTTAATTTGGGAATGGTGGTCTATACTGACTAGGATTAGGGTTAGGAGGAAGAGAAGGATAAGAAGTAGTAGATGGATAAATAGGTTGAACTGGTCTACTTAATACTGGTCTTGGATAATTTGGAGTATAGGTATAGTTATTTGGGCGATAATTTGGGTCATAGTTATTGGGATCATAGGTGTTAGGTTGATAACTCGTTGTAGAAGGTGATCTTTGTATAAACGGAGGAGTAGGAAGTGAGGATGTAGAAGATGAATAATTTGGTTTTTGAAATTTTGGTCTTTGGAAATTTGGTGGACTATAAGTAGTTGGTTTACAATTTGGTAAATTGTTATCATTTTGTCCATTCGTATAATACGAATTACTTATTGGATTATTACTTATTGGATTATTTGATGGATTAAAATTTGGATTTATTTGAATATTATTATTACCATTACCATTATTATTAATAAGTTGCGAAGTACTAGTGGTACTATTTGTTGCTGTTTTATTTGTATCACTAATTATTTTTTCCGCATTTAATTTTAAATTATCAATCTGTTTTTGAGTAGTTTCTAATATTTTGGATTCAACAATGGCTTCATATAATTTAACTCCATTTACATAATCCATTTCACATTTCACATACAAATCAATAATTAGTCTTCTTGTTTTTTCTACTGATTTTTGCAATAATTCTTCTGTTAGCTGTGGATTCACACGAATTTTTTTCTTCTTACTATATGGGTCTTCTACAAAAGTAAATAAGTCGTTGATTACAGATAATAATTTTTTTTGATTGTTGGCAGCAGTTTCAATCATGTTTTTAATATTTGCAGCATATTTAACAAATAATTCATCTTTACTTGAAATTGTATATTTATTTTTTAATATTGGATTGTTTCCTTGACAACCTACCTTACTTTTGTAGTCTCTTAATTTAATATCGCTAAACCTTGTAATTTCATTAGGCATTGTTTCATTCCCAGTAAAAGCAGTGTAAAAGGTTTTTAAATCCTTCATATACTGAGCCTTGGTAGTCTCAGACATGCCTGTAAATGAACCGTTGGAATAATCATAATTATCATCTAAATATAATTTCATTAATTCTGTTATTCCCGGCTCATCCGCTAATGATTTAACTGTTCCATTATCATTTATGTTCATATCACAAACTTTAGGTTGCATAGTAGCTTGTTTTGTATTTTCATCTATAAATTCTCCTTTTTTAAGAGCTCTTATCCGATTGTCACAAATATTCAATTTATACAATTTGGTTTGTACATTTTTAGGAATTTTATCTTTTTCCATCAATCCTGTTTTCACTGTATTTCCATAAGAATCTTTATATGTATAAACAGGATTGATCGTCATGACAATTGCTGCAAATATATGAGCTATTTTTACATAGAATTTTGCAATTCCAATACATACACGCTTTTTTTTGATGCTTTTGTTTGCATCATTGGAAACATCTAAACTTTCTAGTTGATCTTTGTTGACATAAGTTACTTTTTCTTTGGATAATTCATTTACTTCCACTCCATTTTTGATTCTTTGAGCTAAATAAGTAATTTCTGTATCATTAAAGTGTCTATTGATAATGTCAGAGGTTAAAATCACTAACTTGTCACAATATTCTTTTTCTGATAATTTGCTTAAACTTTTAAAGTCCATAGTTAAAATATAATAAGTAGCAATATAGTCTATAATATCATAAAAATTATCAAAATCTTTTTTATCTGAATTTTCTGAATTAGATGATGGTGAATTTCCCATTTATACTGTTATATATATCTTTTTATAAAAATATATTATGAAAAGATATTTAATGAAAAGATATTTAATGAAAAGATATTTAAAAAAAGATATTAAAATAAGATAAATAAAATTGAATTAAAAATTTCTTTTGTATCTTCTTATAAGAAATGAAAAGTAATAATGATAAAAGTAAAAAAAGAAAGGATTGTATCATAAATAAAAAAGAATTATGGAATATATTTGATACTGAAATGGAAGAATCAAATATAAAAAAAGAGAAAGTTCCGTTGGAATGTTTATATCGCACCATTGGAAACAGAGAAATGTGTGAACGTTGTGAAAGTAATTTAGCATTTTCTGATGAAGGATTTTTAACTTGTATGAATTCAAAATGTGGAATCATATATAAAGACATTGTTGATCAAACTGCTGAATGGAGATACTATGGTGCCGATGACAATCAAAATTCTGACCCTACAAGATGTGGAATGCCAATTAATCCTCTTTTAGAAGAATCGTCCTATGGATGTAAAGTACTATGCAATGGTTCTATGAGTTATGAAATGAGAAAAATAAGAAGATATACCGAGTGGCAATCTATGCCCTACAAAGAAAAATCTCAATATGATGAATTTCAAAAAATTACCATTATGGCACATAATGCAGGAATTCCAAAAATGATTATTGATGACGCAATAAGATATCATAAAAAAATATCAGAATATGATTTAACTTTTAGAGGAGATAATCGTGATGGAATTATTGCAGCTTCTATTTACATATCATGCAGGATAAATAATTTTCCTAGAACAGCAAAAGAAATTGCAAATATCTTTCATTTAGATGTAACCAGTTCAACCAAAGGATGCAAAAATGCTTTAGCAATTATTAATAATATTGAAAAAGATATGGTTAATGCTGATAAAACAAATTTTGGAAGAACCAGACCAGAAGCATTTATTGAAAGATTTTGCAGCAAATTAAATATCAATAATGAACTAACAAAAGTATGTCAATTTATATCAATGAAAATTGAAAAATTAAATATTATGCCAGAAAATACACCGCATTCTATTGCAGCAGGAGTCGTATATTTTATTTCACAATATTGTAAATTGAATATTTCAAAAAGAGATGTCAAGATTGTAAGTGAAATTAGTGAAGTCACCATTAATAAATGTCACAAAAAATTGGAAAATTTCAAAGATGAATTACTTCCTAGTGTGATTATTAAAAAATATTCATCTTTGTAATCATTTATTCCTTTACTCCGTTTTTAATTCCTTTTAATAAAATTATAATAATCATATGTTTCTTTACTCATATTTAATATTTCTTCAATCGTGTCATTATTATTTTTTGTTATTTGTTCTGTTATTTGTTCTGTTATTTGTTCTGTTATTTGTTCTGTTATTTGTTCTGTAATCTCTTGTGTAATTTCTTCTGTATTTTTATTTTCTTTAGATTTTGTGTTTTCTTCTTCTATATCCGTATATAACTTTCCTTTTTTTCCACACATATGTTCATGTTTTCTACAATAGTTTGTTGCATTATTATAAACCTTTACCATTTTTTTATTTTTCAGTATTATTTTTGAAAATAGTTTGCATAATCCTTCTTCTTCCAAACCTTTTTTACTATTTATAAACCATTTACACGTTTTACATTTGACCATGTCAGAAGGTTGTAATGAAAAGGAATGAACTAGAAATAAAATTAGTAACAGAATAGAAATCATTGTTTAGAATTAGATAAATAATAACAAGATTTATCTTTAATATGTTTTTGTTTGATTTTTATTTTCGGTAGATCTAATATTATATGTCGTTATCTAAAGAAAACCTAACTGTTCCTAAACGTGTTTTTATTGTTCCTTATCGTAATCGTGTTCAACATAAATTCTTTTTTAGCAAATATATGAGTTTTATTTTAGAAGATTGTGATGATTATGAAATTTATTTTTCTCATCAATGTGATGCAAGAACATTTAATAGAGGTGCAACAAAAAATATTGGATTTTTAGCAATAAAAGAAAAATACCCGGATGATTATAAAAACATAACCTTTGTTTTCAATGATGTAGATACAATTCCATTTAATAAAATATTTGATTACGAGACAACAGAAGGAATTATTAAACACTATTACGGTTTTAAATACGCTTTAGGTGGAATTGTAGTGATGAAAGGTTCAGATTTTGAAAAAGTAAATGGTTTTCCATGTTTTTGGGGTTGGGGAATGGAAGATAATGTTTTGCAAAAACGTTGCGATCGTCTTGGATTAAAAATAGATCGCACTACATTTTATAACATAGGTAGTCCAGAAATATTACAATTATTTGATGGAATTTCTAGAATTATAAGTAAAAAAGATCCCTGGAGAATGGATAAAGACAATGGAGTGGATGGATTAAAAACAATTCATAAGTTACAATTTACCATTGATTCCAAGTCAAATAATCCAAATGATAATATATTTGCTGTTCATAATTCTAAAATATTTTTTATCAATATATTAACTTTTTTAACCCATATAAAATTTGAAGGAGATCAATATTATAATTATGACTTGAGAGAACCTAAAAGAAAAATTGTTAATCCGGATAAATTGAGAGAAACAAAACAAACGGTTGTTACAACGGATAATTGGTCAAATATTCCTTATTATCCTACGACGAGAGAAAGAAAAGAAAATATGGTGAGAGATCTAATGAGTATAGGAAAACCAGTTCCACAATCACTTTTAATGGAAATTGAAGAATCAAAAAAAAAAGAAGTTCAAAATGATGCATTTAATAATTTGAAAAATACAAATTTTGTGGTAGAAGAAGATAGTAAACAAAGACAAATAATACATGGACAACCAAGACAACAAATAATGCAAAGTCATCCATTACAAAGTCACCCATTACAAAGTCACCCATCCCAAAAATTTTATAACCCCGGTTATCCTATTCCAAACCAACAACAACCACAACAACAACAAAATATAAATAAATATTCACCTGCATATGCACAATATATTGGACAAAAACCGAGAGCACAAGCCAGTGCAAGAATTAGATTAGGTGGTGTTTATATGTAAGTTATGATTCGCCCTGTCTTTAGTTGCCTCCATATATATTCATCCACATTTGATCCAAACATACACAATTTCCTGATACTCATTTTGTCGTTTACTTTTTTTATACGGATATATTTCATTCGCTTCTCCAAATAATTTTATTAATACATTTTCATAAACTTCTTTACATATATTTATGATAAAGTGTCCACCTTTATTTAATCCATTGTAAACCTTTGTAAATATTGGTTTATAAAATCGTTCATTCATGTCATATTTATTAATATATTCTATATTATTTTCATATTTTTGTATAAAATAATATGGTGGAGACGTAAATACTAGGTCATAAGAAAATTGATGATAATCTATATTTAATGCATTGTCAAAAATAATATCTATTTTAGAAGTAGACTTTGTTTTTAAATATTCACTCATTTTTTCATAAGGTTCTTTTAAACTTGTATTGATTTCAATTCCAATATAATGTGGGATATTTAATGCAGAAGCTGCAACCGCAGCACCTCCCCATCCAGCACAAAAATCTAATACACATTTGGGTTTATACTTGGAATATATTTCCATGTAAACTAGGGGTCGTATAATATTAATGGCACTAATACAAATATTATACACTTCCTTTAAAACAATGTATTCGTTTTTCGTATTATTTTTATTTTTAACGGTCTCATAATAAATAAGCATATTTTGAATAAATTTTTTCTTTTTAAATTCATCAACATTCATAATAAATTCATAAAAGTTACTATTATATTTTCCTTTTGTTTCTAAACGCTGTTGAAAGGTGAAATAGTCTACAATATTGTTTCCGATACGACATCTTGGACTCATAGTAGATGCATTAAAACCTATTTCTATCAGTTGATTCATTTCTCTCTCCACTTGATTGATAGAAATATTTTTAATTTCTTTGGCTATTGTTTCCTTTTCTTCATTGGTAAATGTAAACATATATTTAGATTTATAAAAATAAATAAATGTTTATAACGACAAAAATTATTATAATGTAAATAAATATAATGTCAGTACATGAGTGGACAACATGATCATTTGTTGTAAAATCATAATTATTTTTCCTACATTATTTATTGGATGCAATCCAGAAATTCCAACCCCTGCCTGTATGGTTGTACTTAATAATAAAAAATCTAAAATTGTAGTATTAGCTACATCTTTACTATTACCATAATCATATGAAAAATTATAATATAATATTGCGAAAATAAGAATGCATGTAAAATGAAAAATCATAGTTCTAAATAAAAACTTCATATATAATATAGTTATAAATAATACAATGAATGATCAAAATAAAAATAAAAACATTAATAAAACTTTTAAAAAATATTATAAAAAACATACAGATGATATAAGGAAAAAAACAAAAAAAAACAAAACTATTAAAAAAAGAATAGAAAAACAAAAAGAAATTTGTAAAAATTTAGAGTTAAAAGAATATCATACGTTTGAAGATAAAATTGAAAAAGCATTTAAAGACGCAAATCTAGATTTTTCAACCATTAATACTGATTTAGAAAAAGAAATTATAAATGAGTTAAAAAAAGCAAATAACTCATCATCCAATATTAAACCAACAGATGATTATTATTCTTATGTTAATGAACGATGGTTAAAAGATTATGAAAAGGAAACAGAGAAAGAATACTTAGTACAAATAGATAATTTTAGATTTGTACAAGACAAAGTTTATAGAGAACTATTAGAAATTGTTGAAAAATATATATCCAATCCTACTACTAAAAATACAAAATTTGGAATATGTTTAAGTAATTTTTATCATTCTCAAATTACATTTAACACTAGTAAACAGTCTAGAGAGTACGCAATGAACTATTTATCTGAAATAGATGAATTACGAAAAAAGAAAGATAATCTTTGGAAACTCCTAGCAAAATTGAATGACAGTGAGATATATCAATGGGCATCTCCATTTACATGGACAATAGGTACGGACGCTTATCAACCTGAAAAATATAAGAGTTATATTAGTCCAGGAAAATTAACATTAGAGGACGTAACCTTATATTTAAATGATGGAACAAATGTATACTATAAAAAAAAACAAATTAAAAAATATCTACATTATCTTGAAAAATTATTTGAAAATACATTTGGAAAAAATCATAAATTTCATGTGAAAGATGTCTACGATTGCGAAGTAAAAATGTTAAATGCATTAATTTGTAATCGTATTAAAACTGAAGACAAAAATAACTATCATCTAGTTACTAAAAAGGATGCAATGAATAAATTTAATTTTAATTGGGTTGAATTTGCAAAAGCTCTTGGTTTCCAGAATGTTCCAGAGTCTTTTGTTTCCACTAGTTTAAATTATCTATCTTGTTTCACTGAAATTTTATTAGAAGAATGGGATAGTTTACCATGGAGGACTTATTACGTTTATATCTACATAAAAATGGAACAGTTAAATAATAAAAAAGGTCGTGAAAATTATTTTAACTTTATTGAACAAAAAGCACCTCCAGAGAGTAAATTACCAGTAATTTTTTCTCTAGGTTATGCATTTAATAGTTTTTTAAATAACGAGTATATTGATAAGTACGAAAATAAAGAGGTGATTAGTTATGTAAAATCTATGACGCAAGATCTAAAAACATTATACATAAGAATTATAAAACGTAACACTTTTTTACAACCAAAAACAAGAGACTATGCAATCAAAAAATTAGAGAATTTTAAAATAAATATTGGTTCTCATAAAATTTTTATTAAAGATCCTATCTTAGATTATGATGCGAATGAAGGTTGGGGAAATTTAATGAAAATCTCCCATTATAGACATGAAGGATTTATCTTTTTAGATGGGAAAAAAAAAGTTGATTTACCCATCGTTGACTGGTCTACTGTACCTCCTAAATTTACTAGTAATCAATCCTATATTGTAAATGCTAGTTATACACCAAGTGAAAATGCGATTGATATTCCTTTAGGATATCTCCAAAAACCGTTTGTAAATTTAGAATCAAGAGGAATTGAATATAATTTAGCACGTGTTGGATTCACATTTTGCCACGAAATGTCACATGCTTTAGACAATTGGGGAAAAAATTACGATGAAAATGGAAAGTTAAAAAATTGGTGGACTGAAAAAGATAATAAAATGTATAACATGGTTATAAAAGATATTGTTAAACAATATGAAGTATTTGCTTCTTATGATGGAATAAAATTTGATGTTTATCCAACCATTGGTGAAGATCTAGCGGATATTTCAGGAATAATGATATGTTTAGAATATTTAAGAGATTTTCAATTAAAAAATAAAGATATTTTACCAATTCAAAGATTATCCTTTGAGAAATTTTTTATTTATTTTGCATTTCAACAAAGACAAAAAATTAATAAGAAGAATATAGCTTCTCAATTAAAAACAAATCCACATCCTTTAGACAAATATAGAGTAAATGTTCCATTGTCAAGGCTTCCAATATTTAGGACAATTTATAATGTTAAAAAAGGGGATAAAATGTGGTGGCACAAAACAAATGAATTCGTAGAAGAATAATATTAAGCAAATTTAAAATTCTCACTTTCATTATTTTTTTTTGTATAATATATATATAAATGGCAAAAACTCATCGTCGTCGTTCAATGAGAAGTTCTCGTTCTAGATCAATGTCTCGCGGAAGATCCGCATCTATGGCTCGTGGAAGATCCGCTGCTGCTTCTCGTAAAGCATCCGCTGCCGCCGCACGTAATGCATCCGCTGCTGCTTCAGCTGCCCGTAAAGCTGCTGCTGCTGCTTCTGCCTCAGCTTCTGCTTCTCGTAAAGCATCTATGTCTCGTAATGCATCTGCATCTCGTAAAGCCGCCGCTGCTGCTTCTGCTGCACGTAATGCTGCTGCCGCCGCCGCCGCTGCCGCCTCTCGTAATGCTTCCGCCGCTGCTTCTGCTTCCCGTAAAGCATCTGCTGCTTAAAAAAACAAACTTATTATTAACATAACTAATAAGTAAAAAATAAGAATTAATATTTTAAGAAATTTACTGACTTGTATTTATAAGTCAATAAATTTTTATATGTATACATTATTAATATTATTGTTAATGTAAAATACTATCTAGGTAAAAAATATAGGTAAAAATATAAATATTATGATATATTATACAAAAATGAAGTATGATACAAAAAAAAAATTTCAAACAAAAAGAAATATAATTAAAAGAAATAAAACAAAAAGAAATAAAACAAAAAGGAATAAAAATATTTTAAAAAAAACTTCTAAGAGAGAAAGATTAATGAAAGCTCGCAAGTTATTTGCTTCTGTTGAAGAACATACTTTGCTTTAATTTTTATAAAGGGGTTTTATA